ATGGTACAATTTCGTTGTTCAGACGGGTTGTACCTTACAGCCTTATGCATTGCCCTCGGTTTCGGCTGGGGGCTTTGTTGTTTTGAGCAAAATCTTAATTATAGTTTTTCATAATTAACACTTTGAGTGAAAACTTAATTATGCGTTCGGTTCTTATATCCATATAGACACCTAAAACATTGAAATCGTTGAGTGGAATACACCAACACACTCGCCTATTACAGTCATCCCCTCGGCATCGGTTACAATCGGCTCATAGTCTGCGTTGCATGGATTGAGTATAATTGTATCCTCTTGCCAAAATACCTTTTTAAGCACAGCCTCACAATCAGAGTTTATTCTGACTGCATAGATTTTGCCATTCGTATAGTCATAAGTCTTTTTTATAAACGCAAGGTCGCCATCTCTAATACCAGCATCAATCATGCTATCACCACGGACACGCACGCAAAAATCTGCTTTTACCGAGCTGTCTATAAAAAAGTGTCCTTCAAAGTTCTCTTCGCACCAGGTTCCTTCTCCAGCACAAATATCGCCTAGAATTGGAATAGGGCGAGAAGCTGGAAACGAAATGTTTGTTATGCCTGCGAGGTCGGGCTCCGATGAGATGTCTTCTAACCCTAATAATTTAGGTACCATCAATTTAACTTTTAGTATTTTTATGTGTTCGTAATTGCGTAACAAGTCGTCTTCAGAAATTGTTGTTATTATTTGCTCGTTTTTATCAAGTATTACATAACTTGCTGTATTTGTTTCTATCGGAGTGTAGCCCTGCTCTCTAAGAAAATCTAATAGGTATTGGATTGTGTCATAATAATAATCCACGATTAATTCCCCGTCATTGGTTATCCATCCCATCAAATATGAAGGACTTGTTCCAAGTGTTTTTGCAATCAATTCAATTTTATCGGAAGGGATGTTGGTTATTATATCATTTTCATACTTATAAATGGTTTGTTTGGTTGTTCCAATCTTATTAGCCAATGATTCTTGCGTCATTTTTAATAACTCTCGACATTCTTTTATTCGTTGACCAATACTCATCATTACACACCTCCTTGTTTGTAACCTTATAATATCACAAAAATGTTTTTAGTCAATAAAAAAATGACTTGACAAGTTACAAAATAGGGTATATATTCTAAGTAACTTGTAAAGTTACGGAAAGGAGGGCTCGGGTTGATTAATGTAAATGCATTGAAAGGAAAAATTGCAGAGAGGGGCAAAACTCAAACTGATGTTGCAAAAGCAATAGGTATAGCGCCTAAAACCTTTTATGACAAAATGAGTAAAGGCATTTTCGGTAGCGATGAAATCGAAATAATGATTGACTATTTGAGTATTGAAGACCCAATGAAAATTTTTTTTGCGAAATAAGTAACTTGTAAAGTTACTACACCAGCCGAGAAAGGAGGAGGGAAGTTAACTAAATTACATCCCTTATGTAAGTCGATAAAACAAAAGACCGATAGAGGTGCCTTCTCTACCAGTCTTTGTCTAAATTTGTTTACCCTTGACGCCTTGCAGGTTTTCACCACATCAGAAGGCACCTAATGCTTCTGTGGGGCGAGCTGTTACTTTAGCAGTTTTAGTTCTGCTACCATGCCTTGTGCTAACAACATTCAGGAGTACTTGATACAGTGAGTCGGATTTTAGGACTGACAAGGTCCTGGGCTTATACGTACCCGAACATTACGCTGCATCAGTATTCTGCCATCACCCAGTTTAACGTGTTGTGGGACCACAATAGGCGGCCTTAAATCAAGGGAGCGGGCAAGTTCAAAAGTTTGGTCAACACGACCACCTTCCTTTCTTGCCAGTTGGCATAGATATATTGTATCGACGAGGGTCTTAAATATCAAGAACTTAGTTTTATCGGCTTACATAAGGGATGTAGGAACTGAGAAAGGAGGAGAGATGAAAGAAGAAAAGAAATTTGTATCAGCGGTAAGACCACGTGGAACTGATGAGGCCTGCGTAATACAAGTTATAAGGACAAAATCGCTTGTAGGCGCAGGCACTCATGATGATTTATCTAAAATAATGGTTCAATACTGGGATTTTGAAGGCAATCTATTGGCTACTTCGTATCACCATACAGTGTGAAGGAGATTAAGAAAAAACAACAGAAAGGAGCCACAAAATGAGATTTCCAAACGTGAGAGCGGATGTAAAGACTGCATTTGAAATGTATCACACGCTACCATATTTTACATCTGGCGACATAAGAAAGCTGTTTAATGGATGCGCAGGGTCAACTGCAGCGAAAATCGCAAAGCTGACACGCGATGAAATGGCAAGGCGAGAAATCAAGATGTACTGCGAGCATGACAACTATTTAAACAAAGACGTCTTATATGACCTGGCAGGCCTAGACATTAATAGCATAAACAAGTCATACAAGATGCTAGAAAGGAGAACCCTATGAAGATTAAATCAGTAATACCACCGACCCTCTTTATATCGGCTGTGCTTGCTCTAAACGGAATAGCAACGGCAATAGACAACCCTGAGCTCTACAACAAGATTGAGCCTAAAGTCGTAAGCAACATACAGATTGATGTAAAGGGAATCTCAAACGAAATGATTGACAATATAGCGATAAGAAGTGGGGTAGACCCTAACATCGTTAAAGCAATCATCAAGGAGGAATCAGGAGGCAATCCTAACGCAGTAGGTGATAATGGCGAATCAATAGGCTTAATGCAGATTCAACCAAAGCACCACAAGAAAAGGATGGAAGAACTAGGAATCGTGAGTCTCTTCGACCCACAGGAGAATGTCATTTTGGGATGTGCTATCTTGTCAGACCTATATGACAAATATGGTAACTACGAGGACGCACTATCAGTCTACAACAGTGGCAACACTGAAGACGGAAAGGCTTATGCAGAAAGGATACTAAATAAATAACAAAAGGAGGAAGCATGAAAGACATAAAAAAAGACACTCAAGAGAGTGCCAAAATCCAATTTCATAATATCACACCTGAGCTCCCAGAGCAAGGGCTAAACGCAATACAACCATACAAGCTAAATGTAATGATGAAGTATGCAAGCAAGATTATCAATCAGCTTGTGAGCATTCCGAACTGGTTGGTTAGCTATGATGACATAGAGTTTATCCTTGAAATCGTAACGAACGCAATCAAGAAAGCGAGGGCTAACAATGAGTAAGATAACAGGCTATGTGACAATATTCAATCCAGAAAATTCGCTTGTGTTCAAGTTTGATAACGTGGCTGAGCTTATGGCATTTACGCAAACAGCATTTATGACAAGCACAAAGCAGCTTAATGCTCAAATAGTTATAGACAAAGGAGAGGGTGGATATGAGTACTAAAACACACTGGAAGAAGTGCTTTAATAAAGAGTATATTGGAGCCTGGTATTGCATGGACTCAGACAAGGAACTAACGATTGATTATGCAGTGAAGTCCGAAGAGATAACGGGAGAGAAAGGCAGAAAAGATAAAGAGCCGGTCATTTACTTCAAAGAAATTGGTGAAGATGGCAGACAGCTTAAAATGGTAGGGAATGTAACCAATATGAAGACTATAGAAAAAGTAACGGGAACTCCATTTATTGAAGAATGGGGTGGTCATAAGATATTAGTCTTTGCCGACCCGAATGTGATGTTTGCTGGCGACAAGGTGGGTGGAATCAGGGTAAGACCATTTGCACCCAAGCAAGATGAATATTTCTGCGATGAGTGCGGATGCCAAATTACAGATGAAGGCAAGTACACGGCGAGGGCTATTGCGCAGAGTTCGAAGAGTAAATTTGGACGAACACTTTGCATGGATTGTGCAAAGCAAGTCAAAGCAGAGCAGGAGAAAGCAGATTTAGAGGGAGATATATTAAACGATGAGAATAACTAAGATTAAGATTAAAAATTTGTTTGGAATCAGCGAAACCGAACTTGATGGAAGAAACATAGAGCTATCTGGCTCAAACGGAACGGGGAAAACATCCGTGATTGATGCAATCAGATATGCTCTAACAAATCAGTCTGATAGAGATTATATCATACGAAATGGAGAAAAAGAGGGAGAAATACTCATCGAGGCAGGTGCAGGCCTGTATATCAACAGAAAGAAGCGCACGGATAAGGCTGATTATAAGTCAGTCAAAGAAGCTGGCCGAGAAATAGGTAGCCCTGAGTCTATGCTCAAGACACTATTCACACCACTGCAGCTCAACCCAGTCGAATTCACCCAGATGACAAAGGCAGAGCAGAATCGTGTAATCCTGGATCTAATTGAGTATGATTGGGACCTTAACTGGATAAGGGATCAGTTTGGGGAAATCCCTCCGGATGTCAATTATGAGCAAAATATTTTGCAGGTGCTGAATGATATCCAGTCCGAAAAGGGTTACTACTTTCAGGAGCGCCAGAACGTGAATCGCGATATCAGAAATAACAGGGCGTTGATTGAAGACATCTCAAAGGATATTCCAAGCGGATATCAGGCTGATAAATGGGAGGCATTTGATTTATCAGCGAAGTATCACGAGCTTGAGAAGATAAGACAAAGCAACGATCTGATAATGAGAGCAAAAGCTTTTAAGGACTCATATGACAACAAAATGCGAGGATATGAAGCCGAAAAAGAAATTAGCATCTCATCAAATGAGCGTGCGATTGCATCAGAAAGAGAGAGTTTAAAGGCAAACATCGAAAGACTCAAAGCAGAACAGCTCGCTACGGAAGAGAAACTCAAAGGACTTGACGCAAAGCTGGAAGATAAGAATCGTGTTGCGATTGCTGAATTTGAGACAAAGGTTGCAAAGTTGCAAAAGGATATAGGTACTGCTAACGAATATATAGATAAGCCGATAGTTGATACTACTGCGTTATCGGACGAAATATCTACAGCAGAAGAGATGAAAAGACACTTAAACGAATACGCTCGCCTCAAGGCAAAGGAAGAAGAAACAGAGCAGCTTACGGAGGTATCAAATGAGTTTACAAGAAAGATTGAGCTTGCTCGTAAGCTTCCTGGCGAAATTCTTGAGACGGCTACACTGCCAGTTGCTGGCCTAACAGTTGAGAATGGAATTCCGCTTATAAATGGATTGCCAGTCACAAACTTATCCGAGGGAGAAAAGCTTGAGCTCTGTGTAGATGTGGCATTGTCCAAACCAAACAGCTTACAGGTTATCCTCATAGATGGTGTCGAAAGACTGTCAGATTCAAACCGTGAGAGGTTATACGCAAAGTGCAAAGAAAAGGGCTTGCAGTTTATTGCAACAAGAACAACCAACTCGGATGAACTCGAGATTAATTATTTGTAAGGAGGCAACCAAATGCTAACAAGAGAAAATTATTTTGATAAAGAAAACGAGCTGAAATACTTCGGCTCGTCTCAGTTTAAATCATTCATGAAGTGCGAAGCTTCAACTATGGCAAGAATTAACGGAGAAATAGAAGAAGAAACAAGCACTGCGCTATTGGTTGGATCATATGTTGACGCACACTTTGAGGGAACTTTAGATCTTTTCATGGCGCAGCACCCGGAAATCCTTAAACGAGACGGAAGTCTAAAGGCTGAGTATACTCAAGCGAATGAGATTATAAACAGACTTGAGCGAGATGAAATGTTTATGAAATACATGAGCGGTGAAAAGCAAGTAATCATGACTGCCGAGTTGTTTGGGCACGAGTTTAAAATCCGAATCGATAGCTACCACGAAGGAAGGGCAATCGTAGATCTAAAGGTAATGCGTGATTTTGAGCCGGTATATGTCGAGGAACTTGGACGAGTTAGTTTCGTCGAGGCATGGGGATACGACATTCAGGGTGCCATTTACCAGGCAGTAGTTGAGGCAAGCACAGGCAAGAGGCTACCATTTATCATTGCTGGTGCGACAAAGCAGAAGGATGGAGCTGATTTAGGATTGTTCCAGGTTCCACAGTACAAGCTAGATGCTGCATTAAAGATTGTTGAACACTATGTCGACCATTTTGCTGACGTAAAAAGCGGGCTAATCGAGCCGAAAAGGTGCGAAAAATGTGCTTACTGCAGGCAGACAAAGAAGCTTAAGAGAATTGAGATTTTGGAGGATTTAGCAAATGAATAGCATCAGCATTTTCGGTAGATTGGTCAGAGATCCAGAATTAAAGACATATACAAATGCAAAAGGTGAGACTAGTTCTTTATGTAACTTTTCGGTAGCAGTTAATCGTAAATTTGGAGAAGAAACCGATTTCTTTAACTGTACCGTGTTTGGCAAGCGAGCTGAGGTGATTAACAAGTTTTTTGCGAAAGGCAGCAGGATTGCCGTCCATGGTTCGATGCAGTGTAGCAAATCGGAAAACAAATATTTCTGGAATCTGATGGTTGATGATTTCACTTTCGTTGATACCAAAAACGAGGCAAAGGCACCAGCTGAGTCACCAAAGGATACATTCGAGGCAATCGATGACGATGTGCCATTCTAGGCGGTGCATCATGATTATACAGATTGATACGAGAGAAAAAGACAGAGCGATTAAAAAGATAATAGCAGAGTTTGACCGACAGGGAATTAAATACATCTCAAGCAAGATGTTTGTTGGTGACTATTGCGATCTATCTAATCCGCTCGTCATTATTGACAGAAAACAGAACATAGCTGAGCTTGCTCAGAACGCAACATCTCAGCATGACCGATTCAAGCGAGAGTTGCTGAGGCTCGATGAAATCGGTGGAAAGATGCACATCCTTGTCGAGCAAGACAAAATTGATGGAGTAAAAATACAATCGCTCGATGATGTGATGATGTGGAAACCAAGGTTCGGTAAGATTATAGGCTTGCAAATCTATAGAATCCTATCAGCCTGGCAGCACAAACACAGTATAGAGTATGTATTTTGCAACAAGGCAAACACCGGCAAGGAAATCATTAGATTATTGGAGGACTCGAAATGAATGGAGTTGCAGAGAAAATAATAAACGCACTGACCATTGAGGATGTCCTCAGAATGTATGGATACGTAACAAGCCCAAAGGGTAGGATTCCGTGTCCTATTCACAAAGGTAAGCACAATAACTTTTGCTATACGGAAAAGGTATATCATTGCTGGAGTTGTGGAGCAAAAGGGGACTTGATTACGCTCGCCATGGAGTTGAACGGAATTACATTTTCTCAAGCGATTGCGAAGCTAAACTATGATTTTTCGCTCGGGATAGTAAATAAAAAGCCAAGTATAAGAGAGAGGCAGGAAATTGCGTTAAATAGCAAAATCTCGAAAGTGGCAGAGGCTCTAAAATCCGATTTAAGCGATTATTATTCAAAAGTGACAGACATACATAGAGGACTATTTAAAGTTCGCTGCAGCTCAGATCTTAAAGCTGACGAAGCGAAGCTAATTGACTATTACATATCTAGTTCCGAGCAATGGCTAGATGACAATATTGAGGGGGTGATGTATCCATGGGTACCATAGATTTTACAAAAGAGGATTATCTGACATCAGTTGTACCATTTGAATACATCGAACAGAGCGATAATGCTCTGGAAAAGGAGCAGAGGAAAGCACTTGTTACAGAGCACGCTAAGTCTGTGGGGATTAGAAACTTTACAACACTTTATAAAGCTTATTTGAAGATGCTTAAACAGATGGCAAGTAATGATTTGATATGCAACGCAACAAACTTTACAGGCCAGGAATTTGAGCTTGAAGTCGGTACATGGACAGCTGATGATGGTGGCATCTCAAGAGTAGGATACGGAGGAATGGAAGAAGTTGCTTGCCCTCACCCTATAATGCCAGTTTTAAGGCTTGACAATGTAGACACTGGGCTTGAAAAGATTAAGCTTGCATATCGTAGAGGCGCAGTTTGGAAAGACATTATTGTCGACCGCAAGCAGATTGCATCAAACAGCTCAATTGTTGGACTTGCAGACTATGGAATCGCAGTCACCTCGGAGAACTCTAGAGCGCTTGTTAAGTATTTGCATGACGCAGAGAATTTAAACTTTGATGTGATACCAAGCAAGAAATCCGTAAGCCGTCTCGGATGGGTTGGAGAAGATGGGTTTTCACCTTATGTTGATGGACTAGTGTTTGATGGAGAAGAAGCATTTAAATCGTTTTTTAACAGCGTGAAGCAAAAAGGCAGCAGTAAAAAATGGATGGATCTAGCGAGAGAAATTCGAAGTGGCGACAATCCAGCGCCTAAAATTTTATTAGTTGCAGCGTTTGCTTCAGTTCTGGTTGAACCGTGTTCATGCCTACCCTTTTTCGTCCACGTTTGCGGTGGAACCGAGACAGGTAAAACTGTTGGATTAATGCTTGCAGCGTCAGTATGGGCTAACCCTGAGATGGGAAAGTACATCCATACATTTAATTCGACTGCAGTAGCACAAGAGTTGTCAGCTGGCTTTGTTAACTCATTGCCGCTAATCCTGGATGAGCTCCAGATTATAAAAGATCGCAAAGATTTTGACCAGCTCATATATCAGTTGTCGGAAGGCGTAGGAAAGGCAAGAGGACAAAAGACCGGAGGTCTGCAGCGAAATGGAACTTGGGCGAACTGCATTATTACATCCGGAGAGCAGCCAATAACTTCGAATACATCCGGAGGGGGCGCGGTTAATAGAATCATTGAGATTAGCTGTGAGGATACAAAGCTATTCGATGATCCTGGACGCATAGTAAAGGTTGTCAAATCGAACTATGGACATGCAGGGAAGGAGTTCGTAAGAATCATTTCAGACGACTCTGTCATGCAAGAAGCAATCAATTTGCAACAGTTGTTTTTCAAGGAATTAAATCAGAAATCTACAGAAAAGCAAGCACTTGCAGCGAGTTTATTGCTGACGGCTGATGCTATCCTCGGCGAGTATATGTTCTTTGATAATGGTTCTATTGGTGTTGAGGACATGAAGGCATATTTGTCAAGCAAGGAAGATGTGTCACAGAATAGGCGAGCGTACGAGTGGCTCCAGGGATGGATTGCAGAGAATCATAATAGTTTTATCACCGATAACTATACGCCGTTGGGTAAAATCTACGGGAGAATCTCGAGTGGCGAAATAAATATTATACGAAATGTATTCAACTCGGCATGCTCAGAAAATGGATTCAATCCGACCGAGTTCGCAAAATGGCTCAGCAGGAATAACTTGACTGACGCTATCCAAGGACGAGTTGACAAACAAATTAGAATAAACGGAATAAGGTTTTGGACAATAGCTCTTCATGTGAATACTGAAGATAAAACCTCTGAAAGCATTGGTTTTATCGAAGTTCAAGAGGAAATTCCGTTTTAATAGGTGTCACCAAGAAAATCTTAGAGGCAACACTTGATAAAATGATGGAATTTCAACGATATAGTGAGTGGTGTCACCAAGCGTCACCAAGCCATTGATGACGGATAAATGTTGAAATATAAACAAAAACGTCAAGTGTCACCTGTCACCAAGAATTTGCACACACTATATATAAGGATAAAAAATTTATCACAAAAGAATATATAGAAACCCTCGCGTAAGGATAGCTAAAAACCATGGTGACACTGGTGACAATCGTTATAAGCATTGAAATTACTGAGATATAACGTCATCAAGCCATTGGTGACAGAAAATAAGGCAATAGCTATAAGCATTGAAATAACTACATTAAACCGTCACCATGTTATTTGGTGACACTCGAAAATAAATAATAATGCATAAAGGGTTATTTATATACGCATAGTATGAGGAGTAATAGCATGATACCGAAAGCTAAGAAAAGCAAAAAGCAAAAAAGACCAATCGAGCAGGTCCCTCGTTTTGAAATCATAAAACTACAAAATCTGCTGCACATATCAATCATGGTCAGAGTTTTATGGACAGTGTACGGCTGGAGAGAGAAACGCATTGGATATTTCCTCGAAGCGTACATGAGTTTGCTCGGAGAGGTATGGGACCAGAGGTGCACGGTCAATCAGATGATAGATGGCACGAAAGACATGACTGGTCACGACATAAGGCAGCTAGTAGACGACATGATTAAGTATGGGAGGTAGCAGATGAAATGCGAACTATGTGGGAAGAGAATCAACGAGTACGGAAAATACAGTGCAGTAATAGCAGGCGAAGAACACTATCTCTGTGTTTGGTGCTATAGGAAGATTAAGAAAAGCAACGAGGTTTTGAGGGAGAAAAATGAAACGAAGTGAATTAGAAAATTATTTAGGCCAGCATGTAGAAGTAACGCTATTTGATGATTTTGCATATAGAGGCATTTTGAGAAAGACAGAAGAAAATAAAGACAGGTACGGCAATCCAAAGCATTATTTTTGCGAAGGTGATCAAGACAACTATATTTTTAGATGCTCACATGTAAAGAGGTTAAAGCAATTATGAAAGCAATACTAAAATATCCAGGCGCAAAGAACAGAATAGCAAAATGGATTGTTGATAATATCCCAACTCATAAGGTATATTGCGAGCCGTTTTTTGGCAGTGGCGCAGTATTTTTTAACAAAGAGCCGTGTTACAACGAAATACTGAACGACATAGACGATGAAGTCTATAACTTTTTTAAAGTGCTGAGAACTGAATCGAGCGAATTGGCCGAAGCTATAAACCTTACTCCGTACTGCAGGATAGAATACGAATCGGCGTATGAAAGCGCAACCGCAAATAATGATGTAGAGCGAGCGAGACTATTTGCGATTAAGTGTTGGCAAGGTTTTGGATGTGGAAACAAATATAAAAATGGTTTTAGACGAGGTATAGGAGTGACAAGTCCGAACCCAGCGAAAGCGTGGGGAGAACTACCCACTACCTTGCAATTCGCGGCTGAGAGACTGAAAAACGCACAGATTGAGCATAAGGACGCAATAGACTTGATAAAAAGTCTAAGAGGTAAAGAGACTTTTATTTATGTCGACCCACCGTACTTGCTAAACACGAGAAAAGTAAACCTTTACAATCACGAATTGGACGACGAATACCATAAAAGGTTATTAAAAGTCATATGTGATAGTGATTGCAAGATAATGATTAGTGGGTACGACAACGAACTCTATAACTTATATCTCAAAGATTGGAATAAGCTGAGTAAAAATACTACTGCAGAATGTTCAGTTAAACGCACTGAAACAATATGGATGAACTACAACGAAACAGAACAGATAAGCATATAGCAGAAGGGATGTAACGATGAGCAAGTTTAAAAGCAAATTCGACGACTTATTCGTCGAACTGGAACGCTGCCGTGCAAGTCAGCAATTTGAAGCAGCAGATAATATTAGAGCCAAGATGCATAAGCTGATTGAAGATAGAGTAAGCCATACAAGGAGGAGCAGTAATGATACCTCAAGATAGACTAATAAACTATGCAAGCAATTTTCTTGAATCGGAAATTGAGAAAATCGAAAGATTGTTGAAGTGCAAAAGCATTAATACTGAAAGCAAAGAAGTATTGATTCAAGTCTTGAATGAATACAAGCACGATTTAGGAGTGATTGAAAGGGAGTGTGTGTAATATGCAAAAAATGACAATATACATCAGCGGTAGGATTACCGACTATGATGACTACGAGAAGACTTTTAACGAGGCAAAAATAAAACTCTTTGACGAGTATCCTGGTGCAGAGATTATTAATCCAGCTGAAATAGTGTTGCCAGAGATTTGTGGCTGGGAGGACTACATGGCGATATGTTTAAGGCTTTTAGGCAAGGCAACGCACATCTACATGCTGGACAATTGGGTGCACTCAAAAGGTGCTTGCACTGAGCACTTATACGCACTCAAGAACGGCATAGAGGTTTTATGGCCAGAAAGTTCGCCATACAGATAGGAGCGTGCAGATGGGTAATAGAACAAAAGCACTGAAATATATTGCAGATCATTATGGATACATGGGCCAGAAGGATATGCTAATAGAAGAATTGGCTGAGCTTATACAAGCTCTTAACAAGTTCGAGAGGTATGAGCACGAGAGCGGATTCCTTGCTAATCTGATTGAGGAAGTTGCTGACGTAGAGATCATGTTAGCTCAAGTCAAATATTTGCTAGGGATTAATGAGCGCGTAGAACATGCAAAGTTTTTCAAAGTCGATAGGCAGATAAAGCGAATTGAGGAAGAAGGCACGGAGCGAGGTGTATAGTCATGGTGGACTACGAACAGATTAAGCAGTTAAAAGCACTAAGGCGTGAAGCCGAAGGACTTAAATACTCTATTGACCATGCTAAGCCGGAAATAGTCACAGACTACTACAAGGACTATAAGACAGGTCGAGGAATCCCTAAATCGCTTGTAGGAGTCGATTTTGACTGGAAAGGTATATCGAGTAGGGAGAGGCGGTTAAAACGCAAGCTAGACGAAATTAGCAAGCTAATTGAGGATATCGAAAGGGAGATAGAAGCTATAGGCGACCCAGACATGAGGACAATACTTCGGATGTACTACATAGAGGAGCGTTCGCAGGAGGAAGTGGCAGATGTCATGCATTGCGACAGAACTACAGTATCTAAGAGGCTGAAGAAACTTGCAACAAATGCAACAAAAAAGTGTGATATATTGTAACCAGTAAAAAGCTGATTCTTGTATCTTGAAACTTTCACACATTTCACGTTTTTGATGTGATATATTGTATTTAGCGAAAAGGGAATTGTGGCTTCCTCAAATTATTTCTCATATAATAACTCGCAGAAGGCGCTCGGATTGGGCGTCTTTTGTGTTGCTGCAAAACAGACGAAAAGAGAGGTGGTGGTGTGGCAGGATATGACAATATCAGAGATGCAAATCAAAAACGAACGCCGCACGAACGCCGAGAATTGGCAAAGATTGCAGGAAGGGCGAGCGGTGTTGCGAGACGTCGCAAAGCAAATTTCAATAAGACATTAAACATGCTGCTTACGGCTGAGATAGATTCGCCTGAATGGAAGCCGTTACTGGATGAATTGGGAGTCGACGCGACACTAGAAAGTGCAATGTTAATGGCTCAAATCAAAAAGGCACTATCAGGAAATGTAAAGGCAGCTTATTTTGTAGCACAATATGCAGGTCAATCGTTTAACACTGATGCAGACAACAAAGAGCAAGAGGCTCGTACTGAGCACATTAAGGCACAGACGGCAAAGGCTAAAGGCGAAGACGTGCAAGAAATCGAGGACGATGGCTTTATCGATGCTCTTAGAAGTGAGGCGGTTGACATATGGGAAGACTAGCACAAGCTTTTAAGTTTAAGCCGTTTAGTCGAAAGCAGAAAAAGATTTTAACCTGGTGGCTTCCAGAATCACAAGTGCATGAGATGAACGGTATCATCGCAGACGGTGCGATTAGATCAGGCAAGACAGTATCGATGGCATTGTCCTTTGTTATGTGGTCAATGGAGGACTTTAACGGCGAGAACTTTGGCATGGCTGGAAAGACTATCGGAGCTTTTAGGCGAAATGTTTTAAAGCCGCTTAAACTAATGCTCTTTGCTAGAGGATACAAGTTCAAAGACAGGAGAGCTGACAACCTGTTAGAGATCACCAGGGGCGCCACCACAAATTATTATTACATCTTCGGTGGTAAGGACGAGCGATCACAAGACCTTGTACAGGGTATCACATTAGCTGGTTGTTTTTTCGATGAAGTCGCACTAATGCCGGAGTCGTTTGTTAACCAGGCAACAGCACGATGCTCAGTCGAAGGCTCAAAGTGGTGGTTTAACTGCAATCCGGATAAGCCTAAGCACTGGTTCAAGGTAAACTGGATTGACCAGGCTGCAGAAAAGAATTTAATCTATTTGCATTTTACGATGGACGACAATCTGTCGTTATCGGAGGCAATAAAGGAACGATACAGACGTCAATTCGTGGGCGTCTTTTTTAAGCGATTCATTCAAGGGCTATGGGTTGCAGCAGAGGGGCTCGTGCATCCTCAGTTTGCAGACAAGGCTAAAGCTTACGCAATAAGCTACGACAAACTAATGCCTGTTGACGAAAATGGCAATCGCAAGAACGTGCACGGTATAGTGCAGATTTATATCGGCATAGATATCGGCGGTACAAATTCACACACGCCGTTTGTTGCTACAGGATTTACTAAAGGCTTTAATAAGCAGATTAGACTGTACTACAAACGAATTAAGCACAGCAAGGGGACTGTAGATCCGGAAAAGATATACGCAACATTCAAGGAATTTGTCAACGAGGTAAGAACTTTATATCCAGAAATTCCAATCGTAGCTGCGTTCGTCGACAACGCCGAACAGCTAATACTTAATGGACTGGCAATATACTCAGCGCGAAACGGTATAAGGGTTAAGGTTGCAGGATGTCGCAAAACGGAATTCTCTGACAGGGTCCTTGCTTACAATTCAGTAATTAACACAAATAGATTGCTGTGGGTTTCGGACTTCTGCGAGCCGATTGCTGATTCTATATCCGAAATGGTATATGACAGCAAGAGCAAAAAAGAAGAAAAACTACTCGACGACTTTTCAACAGACGTCGATACATACGATGCTGACTACTACTCATGGA